CGCGGACTCGGAGTACACCTGCAAGGACAACTTCGAGATGACGTTCGACGTGGACTACTTCTTCAGGAAGACCATCTCGAACAAGAAGACGACCTCCTCCAGGATCGGGAGCATGTCCAAGTGCGAGTTGTTGGAGATGGACTCCTTGACCTACTTCAACTCGATGCTGAAGTGCAACAAGAACAAGAACACGATGTTGAGCAGGTTCTACCCGAAGCACACGGAGATCTCCATGTACCTCGACTTGATGGAGATGGGCAAGAAGCCGGAGTTCACCTACTTCAAGTGGGAGAACGCCGAGGACTTGATCTTGATGTCCAACAAGGCCGAGGAGGAGCTGGACGAGTTGAAGTTGTTGTACTACACCGTCTACCAGAAGAGGACGTTCAAGAAGAGGGAGGAGTTGGCGGACTTGACCACCGACTTCAGGACCTTGTTGGAGGACAACTTGAAGGAGAACCTGACCTACAAGAGGTTCAAGTACTGGGAGATGTCCAGGCACGAGATCTTCTCCCAGACCTGCCTGGACTTGATGGGCTACAAGGACTCCGTCGAGACGGACGTGAACTTGCCCTCCAAGTACGACTACTACGGGGTCGACCACAACAAGACCCCCGACTTCGTGGACGAGAAGAACAAGATCATCTTGGACTTCTCCGTGACCTCCTCCAACGCCGGGAACGTGAGGGACACCAAGATCAGGAAGTACACCGACCTGGCGGAGGGCTTCTCGGACTTCAAGAAGGAGAGCTACAAGGCGGAGGCGATCGTCTGGAAGATCTCCAACAGGAAGGAGTTCCAGATCCCCAACGAGTACTCGAACATCAGGAGCGGGTTGTGCTCCTCCCCCACCCTCGAGTTCCTGTACAAGATGAACATCGCGATCAGGATGGACCAGAACTACGAGAAGTACAAGAAGATGTCGGACATGGAGGCGGACATGGACGAGGGCGGGGAGGAGCAGAACCTGTTCTTGTTCGACAGGTTGATAACGGCGACGGCCAAGAACAAGATCCAGGAGCACTGCCCCAACACGGTGGACTTGAACGACTCCAGGATCAGGAACAGGGGGGACTTCACCAAGAAGATGAAGTTGGTGGAGACGACCTACTACAAGAAGATGAAGGACATGAACAACTTCGACGAG